GACAAATCCTTATTTGTCCAAGCGATCTCCAGCATCTTCGTTACTTCCGTAATATTAATTCCGTCAAAATGAACTTCAAATGCCGGACAATCGTCCACAAGATCACCTTCCTGTAAATTTCCTTTTGTATATTCCGGAACTGTCGGATTAGACTCTGCCGGCATGCCCATAATCACGATCCATTCATTCTTTTCTGTATTATCCTCTTCATTTCTTGTGTACCGGTTAACAACCAGATCTATCCTCTTCATCCCCTGTGAACCATTTGTAAGCTCCACTTCATCATAGGTCCCGATTTTTACAGAAGACACATTTCCGTGATGGCACATCATTCCACTTCGGATTTTAAGCAAATTGTTAGATACCAGCTCCGGCTCCAGATTTTCTCCAGACGGCAATATACAACTCTCATCACCAACAATTCCTTCTATAATCTGCCGAAACTGTTGGCTTGTAACATGGGGTTTCCCGGTTCTTCCACTAACTATCTCCATTATCATTCTCTCCTTCCAATTCGTATTCTTTGGATTCTATCCTATTGGTAATACTGTAGATGATATTTTCTATTGGCTTGCTTGAATACATCCCTGTAAGATAATCTCGTCCACCAACAATATCGCCAATACCCACATCGATTCCAAGTTTCGCTATATCCATGCCAAATGTCTTTTTACTGCATAAATCCTGTAATTTCTTCGTACTCTGGCTTTCCAGTTCATCTGTCTCTGTCGATGTATTTTCATACACTTGTGCGATTTCATCTAAGCCTTTATAATACTGTGTTTTCTTAAAAGAGCCATCCGGCCAAACATAGAGATGAAATACATTTCGATCCTGTAATTCCCCTTTTCCTGTCACGATCAAATGATTTACCCCATTTCTTTTATCTTCCATCGTGTAATTAAGCCCACAATCCTTAGACAGCTCAATCTCATCAGAATGGTCTACAACCGGTACTGCTTCAATCAAAACGTATCCCGGGATTCCTTTCTCGCGCTTATGCCGAATACTCAATCTATATCCTACAGATTTCAGCATCTTTGTAATTCCTTCCAGTAATGTACAATAACGATCGAACTGATAATTACTCACTGCAGCACCCGTATCTGTGCCAGACACAACATACAATCCGCCAAATTCCGGTTCTATCAGTTTCTTAAGAATTGCATTTAACTCCCCGGACACCACCCTGTAATCACTTCCGGCCGGCGGCTCTATTACTTTCATTGCCATGCGTCCACGCCATGTATAACCTTTCAGCTCTACATAATCCAGAGTTGTATCGGTCAACACATCTTCGATAATTCCGCCAAATTCTGTATCTGGCACGTACACCAGATTTTCAAATGTCATATCTTCTGTCCAGTTACACCGGGCGATCTTGATAGAAAATTCCCGATCTTTATTGGCATCAAAAGTGCAATTTGCATCCAATAATGGATTCGTTCCTATTTCTCTGCTCCTTGTCGCCAGAATTACCATGCTGCCTCCTTCCGCTTCAGAAATATATATAAATCTATTCCGAAGTCTCCACTCCAATTTACTGATATCAATCCGGATGGGATTTTCTCAAATACGGAATAATTATATCCACGGACGTCAAACAGATTCGCTATTGTTCCATTGGAAAGATATTTCATGATCGTCTGCTCCGAGCTGTTTATAATCAAATATTCATTCTTCTCTAACGTAGTAAGGACTTCATATGGATAACCATTCATCAATACCTTAGGATTTACGCATGGTCCATATATGATCATTTCGAAATCGGACGGAATAATATGATCAACTTCAAATTCTGCAGTCCCTCTTTTCTCGTTCATAAAATCAAATGGAAAATCACAAGCAAAATCCAAGCCGGTATCTGCAGTTATTTCTTTTTGCGGGAAAAATCTTTTTTCCAAGACTGTGATCCAAGACAATTCCGAAGCAAGGAATGTAAGCTCTACCTCCGTATACACATATCCTTTCCATCCCGTTTTCTTGGTCTTATAGATCTGACATGGTAAGAATGTATCATTCACATACAAACGCCCGTAATTACCTGTCTCAGCATCCACAGAGATGATTCTGTATAATGTTTCCATATTCTGTATGAACTCTTCTCTCTTTCCAAAGACATCCAAAGTAATTACCTTTTCATAGCCATCTTCTGTCTCTTCCCATGTACTGTCAAACCAGTCCGCATCTATTGTGCGAAAAGGTGCCCTGGTCAACCAGAGCACCTCTCCCTTGCTGTTCTTATAATATGCCTTTATCATAATGCCGGCACCGCTCCTTTCGGTAATGGCTCATCAATTCTCTTTGTTCCCAGATAGATTGGACGCTTCGCCATTTTTTCCGCAGCTCTCATCTGGATTTTTTCTAACCGGTCATAATCGATATCTTTTCCTCCATCGAATCCCGGATAATTCTTTACTCTTCCAATTGTCTTGTCTGCAGTTCTCGCTGATAATGCAAGATCTACGGACTTCTGCAATCCGGATACCGCTTTCTGCACACCCACGTTCATAGACTTGATCGGAATGTTCTTCTCAAATCCAATTCCCATACCAAGTGCCATCATTTTACCTACCTGATCACGGAATACCCTGGATGGCGAATGGATCCCAAGAGCACTCTTTGCTGCATCTAATGCCTTGTTCGCCGCACTCTTCGCTGCTTCCACGATTGCACCGGCTGCACCGGTTAACCCGCTGGCAATGCCCTTTATAATATTCATTCCAACACTACCCCAGTTCACACTGGTAAATGCATTCTTAATCTGGCTTACCATGCTTGGAATCTTTCCAATCAATGCTGGTATTCCCTGCACTAGTCCAACAGCGAGTTTACTTATGATCTGCACTCCTGCGGTCAGAATCTTTGGAAGATTCGTTATGATAGTCGATGCAAGCTTTCCAATAATCACTGGTGCCTTCGCTGCCACCAATGGGATTGAATTTGCAATTCCACTTGCGAGGCCTTTCATTAAGTTAAGTCCTGAAGTAATTAATTGTGGAAGATTGCTTATCAATGATGTGACCAATGTCAGTATCATCTGTACTGCACATGGTATCAATTGAGGTAATTGTGCTGCCAGACTGCTCGCCAATGTGGATATAATGCTTACTCCGGCAGTAATCAATGCCGGCAGATTCACCGTAATTGCATTTAGGATTCCCATGATCAGCGTTGCGCCCTGAGCAACCAATCCTGGTAATGCTACAGTAATGCCATTAGCAAAGTTCGTGATTACTTCCGGTCCTTTTGTCTGCACAAGCAATAACAGCTGATCAATCTGTGTACCGAACTGACTGTAGATCAATCCCATACCGGCAACGATGATTGCTGCTCCTGCGCCGATGTTAATCAGCTTAAAGAATGTCGGTGCAAATGTAGCTGCTTTAGCCAGGATTGGTTTGAAAGCATTTCCGATAATACTGCCGTATCCAGAAATTTTCGTTCCGACATTTCCAAGTCCCTGCATCACTGCAGAACCGATGTCCTTAAACGGCGCTGTAAATTTTCCAATCGCTCCGGATATAGGTGACGCCAATTTTGATAATTGATTTTTAATGCCTGCTCCATAATATCCTACCCGGTACGATACCTTCCCAAAAGCGCTACTTATTCTATCTCCCACGCCTTCAAAAGGAATTGCTAATGCATTGCCAAGGGCCTTGAACATTCCTCCAGCATTGTTTAATGACGAAGATACACTCTTCACCGTTCCAGGTATTTTCCCTATCTTTCCGACAGTCCCATCAATAATTCCATTGAATCCGCCAACTGCAGTTTTTACAGTGCCAACAGCCTTTCCAAGCCCTAACAGTCCCGGAGCTATTCCAGTCAGAACAAGCGCTGTTTTTCCAAAGTCTTTCAGTTCTGCAGATGACATTCCTTTTGTCTTTTCTGCCAATCCAGAGATCGCATCTGTAAATCCCTGAATCATCGGAATCTTCTGGCCGATCTCATCCACAAATCCGACAAAACCGCCTGAATTATATGCATCATTCAAATCAGAGATTACAGACACTGCAACTGCCGCAACTTCTTTCAATGGCTTTTCCAAAGATTCGTAGATGGATATTCCAAGGCCTTCCAATCCAGATTTTAAGATTGTAAGCTGACCTGCAAGGTTATCCTGCATGGTCGCCGCCATTTCAGCCGCCGCGCCATCTGCATTATCAATTGCGGATGATAACTTATCGAAATCGCTCTCAGAGGCATTAACAATAGCTAACAATCCGGACATGGCTTCCTGACCGCCAATAGCTGCAGCTGCTGCCGACTGTTCGTCTTCTGGAAGTTCTTGTAAAGAATCACGCATATTCTCCATCACTTCCATCAGTGACTTCATGGATCCATCGGAATTTTTCAGTGAAATTCCATACTGATCCATTGCCTCAGCAGCTTCTTTCGGAGGCTTTGCCAGTCTCGTCAGGATACTTCTGAGTGTCGTTCCAGCTTGCCCGCCTTTAATTCCTGAATTAGCCATCAATCCAATCGCCATAGAAAGATCTTCGATGTTGTATCCCAATGCTCCAGCCAAAGGCGCTGCGTATTTGAATGTCTCACCCATCATGGAGACATTTGTATTAGCATTGGAAGATGCCGCTGCCAATACATCAGCAAAATGTCCAGAGTCAGACGCTTGCAATCCCATCGCAGTCAACGCATCCGTTACAATATCAGATGTCGTTGCCAGATCTTCTCCGGATGCTGCTGCCAGATTCATGATACCCTCAATACCATTGAGCATATCACTGGTCTTCCAGCCAGCCATTGCCATGTATTCCATAGCCTGTGCTGATTCTGTAGCAGAGAACTTTGTCTTGGCTCCCATTTCCTTGGCTTTATCTGTTAATTTCTGAAAATCTTCTCCAGTTGCACCTGATATTGCAGAGACTTTAGACATCTCTGCCTCAAATGCAGCTCCAACTTTTACCGCTGCCGCAATACCAGTTCCTGCAGCTGCTCCCAGTGCGGTAACTGCACGTGTCGCAACCTTTAAGCCGGATTTTCCAAGCTTTCCAAGCTTGCTTATACCGTCATTAAATCCTTTTTCATTTATCTTGGTATCAAAATTTAAATAGCCGTCTGCCAATACTATCATCCTTTCTGATAGCACGGCTCAACGGCTCACATGTGCTTTATATCTTTATTTTTATTTCTCTCTTACACTCCCGACAGTTAATATACACACCATCACATTTGGCGGTATCATCATATATCAATAATTTCTTGCCGCAATAAGGACACCGGAACCATTTTCTTTCTGTCGGGATTTTAATTACATGTTTCATCACGCAAACATATCTCCAATCTCATAATCTGTCATTATTCTCCGATTCTTCTTTTTCAGCGCAACTATCTCCTGTATCTTTTTAATTCTTTTGCGCTCGTCCTTATCTTTAATTGTCCGGAGATCTATGCTCCGGTACATAATTCTCTGCTTGATCTCCGTCTTTTCCGGAAGACCTGCAAATAATGTCTGAAACTCCCACCAGTGCATATAAGGAATCGTCTGCAGATTAATTCCATACACCTCTCGAAATGCACTGTAAATACACTCTGCATCTTGTTCAAAAGAATACAATTGCTTCGGTGCAGATCTGGTAATACTCTCATCTTCTTCTGCGTTTTCTGTTTTCATTGCGAGAAAATCACCCAATGCATAAACTGCTGTTTCCAGATCATCCGGGACCCCATCTATGTACCACTGCAACAACAGTCGGCACTTTATCTGCCAGGGGATATCCTCGTCTTCCACCAGTTTAGCAAATCGTATCCATTCACGAAAATCTGTTTCAATTCGGTAAGCTTCACCATTCACGCAAACTGTATCCGGAAATTTATCGAACAAAATATTCATAGCATACTACCTGTTGCCATTACGGTAATAAGTAACATTTCCCTTATTCTGCTTCTTTCCATGCTGCTTATTATAATTACGTCTCTGCTGTCTGTTACCATGCTGCTGTATGGTATATTCACTGTATCGTCCATTCAGCTTTGTCGCTTCGTCATTTTCGAATTTCAGCAACTCATCCGCAGCATCAAGACATGCATTCAAGCTGATTTTCCCCTGAAACATTTCTTCATGTGCACCTTCTCCGATAACTCTGTCAAAAAAATTAAAGTAACACTGGCATTGTGCACGAATAATATCTGCAGTCTTTCCAGTTTTGGGTACACGTGCAGCTTCTTCTTTCATTGCTTGTTTCGCATCTTCAAGATTTTCCAAAAATAGTACATCTGTAAAATCAATCTCTGCTTCAAGATTTCCAAATTTAAAAAGGCTCATCGGCTCACTCTCCTATCTTTACTCTGCTGTAAATGTACATGTCTGCCACTTATCTGTCGTTGTCGCAGTACCCTTTACAATTTCTCCTGCTGCTTTCAAACTGCCCTTGTAGATCAGTGCATCCGTTCCATCACCTTCTGAATCGGGAATAACACTCCAATCACGCTTTCTAGCTGTACATGTATTGGCATCTTCTGCCGTAGCGTCAAAAAGATCCACAACCACAACAGTTACCTGTGCATCTGATCCCAGAATCTCATCATCTGTAATCTCTGCCAGCTTTGCATGCACCGCATCATTTGTATAACGGTCAAACTCATAATCCATAGATGGAGCATATCCAACTACGTCTGATCGTTCTGATGCTTCATCCACATACTGCCTGCTGTACTCTGTAGAGTTCTTTGAATCAGACATTGATGTGAACCCTGTCATCCTGGTAAATGTCTTACCATCACCGGCGACATCCATAAACGCTACCCGCTTATGCCTGCCTACTAATTTCTTTTTATTTGTATCTCCTGTCATGTTCTACCTCCTATTTGTAAATCAATCTGCAGATCATCTGATATCGCCCCAGGTCTACATCCGGTGCAAACAAATAGCCGGACTGCAGCACTTCCACCTTTATGGCATCGTGCCCGTCCAGCTCTGGGAGAATATCATTCATATTATTTTTCTCAACCCATTCCTCAAAAGCCTGATAAAAACCACTGTTGGCAATCCCGGTTCTTGCATCGCCGTCATATGCTTCCTTGCTTGTGAATGCAAATTGAAACTGTTTCAGACCTCCGCCATCCACATACTTCTTGTAATTCGGATCCGCACCAATCGGATCAATGGAATACTCCATCCCATTTCCAAGATAATTAATGTTAATCTTCCGATCGTCAATATCCGGATTCAACAGCACATAGTCACGAATGCTCTGAATAATCGGTTTTTTACTGTCCTGCAAGTTTCTCAGCTCCTTCTTTAATCTTTTCCTTATGGCTCGCCTTCATCGTTTCGAACCATCTTGCTTTTGTTTTATGTTCATAATACTGCCGACGGGCATAAGGTGTCAGATACTCAATGGAACCGGATCCGATCACTGTGCCAAGCGTTGCCGATTTGATCATCATACCGGTGCGTCTCGGTGTAAGTGGATTCATATATCGCAGGCACTCTGAATCAACAAATTGTTGCGCTTTGGAAAAGCTTTCTGCCTTCCGTGTGGCAAATCCCGGTGCCCACTCAATCTTTGCGGTCACGCTACCGTTTTCATCTCTTGATGTGAATACGCTGCCTCTTGGTGTCGTGATTCGAAATTCTTTTTTCTGTGCCATTTACTCACCTTCAATCTTCCAATGTGGCAATCCGCCAAAGCGATTATCTGACCAGGACAACACTTTGCAGTGCCTCAATCGTACATCTTTCAGATCAGCCGGCTTCTCAATTTCCTGATTATACTCGCCGAGTACAATCTGATCATCTGTCTGAATGGTCCAGTGTTCTTCCGGATCTTCCAGCTTCGCATATTCTTCCGGCGGAAGATACTGATCCGCATTCTCTACATCGGTAGGAATACGGATCTTATATACTTCTGCGCTGTTTAGTCCGGAATCGCCGACGGATGCTTTGTGGTTAACATATATATGTACATTTTCAATAACGGTTCCATGCCAGGTATCGAAACGGGTGAGTGAATCGTACCCACGGTTATAAACAGTTATCGTTGCATTCGTTAACACAACAGCATCCCACCTTTCTTGACAACCATCCTGTTGGGAGCAAGTATGTAGACGCTGCTTCATACGCTTTCTTTCTGATCAGTTCTTCAACTGTTTGCCCATCCGCTTGTTCGACAGTATATGAAACACTGTATCCATCATTGTTTTCAGATTTTACAGTACCTGCTTCTCTTTTCTTTTCACAAGATGCATACACATCCGCAACTGCACACACAGCATCTTTTACTGCCATGTTCTCAGTTGCAAATATATTTCCACGAATATACGTCAGCTTTCTAATATAGGCTTCGGCTTTGCGTTCTGCAAACGGAAATTCCTTTTCAGTAATCCCGCCTCCGTACTGATCTGCATAATATTCATAATCTACATACATAAGTTATTCCTCCCTACTCTCCCGCTTTCAGAATCGAGAACGGGCATCTCTTTGTCTTCTCTTTTACAAGTGCATTGATAGGATTTGGAACTTCCCAACCCATACGCATAACTGCACGAAGTGCAACCATATCGTTCTGCATCAGGTTGTATGCGATAGTTCCGTCTGTATTCTGTACAACACCTTCTGTAAACAGCTTGAATGTAATATCCTGTCTGATAGAAAATACAAGCTGCGAGAAATCTCCGGAGACCATCAGGGCCTTAGATTTATCCCATGCTCCATTGATCGGGAAATTCATCGGAGAACCATCCAATGCATACTGCGTAGATCCCTGCATATCTGATTTAAACAGTGGATCGCCGTTAGCATTCTTTAATCCTCGAAGCTTTGCCCTCATAGAAACATCAGCCATATGACCATTCACTAAGTATCCGCATTTTTCAACTTTGTCAAGAACGCCTTCTTCCGCCATAATCTTATCGTACAGTGGATCAGCAGAACCAAGCGTTACTACACTTCCAGCTTTTGTTGCAGTAGTTACTATATCATCTCTCCAAGTAGACGGTTTATCTACTCCGAATAATGCAGCTCCATCAATCTTTGTTCCGAATGCTTCTGTTACCCTCGGTTTCACCTCGCCCCAAATATCATAGTCTGAATCATCTAATACGGACTCTGGAATCGGTACAATTACCGCAATTTCTTCCGCAATAATAAACTTCTTATCCCATGCCTGCTTGGTCGTTTTCTTCTGTCCTGAATCACCGTTCACAAAATAAGCAATTGGCAGCATATCCAGTACTGGCATCTTGTACTGCTTACTTGTCATATTTGGCAGCTTACGTCCTCTTGAAAGAACAGCTGACTGAGCAATAACACCCTGAATGATCTCATTTGATTCCTGTACTGGAATCAAAGATTCTGCACCGCTTCGATCGATAATGCTGACATCATTCTCAAAAAGCCTTAAATTCATTCTGTTTTTATTCATCTTCTACCTCCGTTATCTTCTCGCTGCAGCACGGATACGATCATTGATGGAAGCGTTCATGTTTCCACCAGAACCTTCTGAAGAATTTCCAGAAGATGTGGAAATGCGATAAGAACCGGCATTTCCTGTAAATTTTGGATTCTCCTTCAAAAATTTGTCTGCAGCTTTTTCAAATGTTGTTTTATCATCTACAAGTTTTGATACCTTGAACATGACATAATCCAAATCTTCTGATCTAACACCTTTACCGGATAAAGTCTTCTCATCCTCCATCTGCTGTACTTTCGCCAGCGCATCATCAAGATCTTTCTGCAGTTTTTCGGTATTTGGCTGATTAGCCGCACGCTCTGCTTTGAAATTATTGATTGCCTGTGTTACCTCAGATTCTGTCATGCCCTGATTTCTGAAAAAATTGGCAAGAGCTGTCCGCTCAGACCTCTCTACTCGCGCACCTGCAATCTCTTCCAACTGTTCATAGGTATATGTTCCGGTTCCATGTGCTCCGGATGCGCTCCCAGCGGATCCCTGACCGCCGTTTCCAGTCCCAGCATTTCCACCCTGATTACCAGAGCCAGCTCCGCCGCCGTCATCAAAGAGCTGTAAATTCATTCTGTATCTCATGTTTCTACCTCCGTTTCGCCTCGACAGGCTCCCGAGCTTTTATATCGTCTTCACGTTTTGGACATAATAAAAACACCCTCTCGGATGTTTATTTCTGAAATTCTATGCAGTTGTATTCCCGGTTGACATCTGTAAGTCCCAGGAACCATGAATCTACCAGAAGTTTCCCACCATCTGATAGATCTTCCCATTTAATTACCGTATTTCCGCATCTTGCATCTACCTTAATCTTATCGTGTGTAAGATCTTGAAGTGAATTAATCAAACTACATGTAAGAGCTGATACAGCCGTACACGCCCGATCAATGCCGCTTGGTTCTTTCCGGCAAGCATGACCAGTTATACTAATACTGTTATCTTTTACTGTTACAATTATCATCCGTTACTCCTTTGTCTCTATGACAGTTACAGTTCCTTCGAAAGCACCAAGATCTCTCTGCTGTCGGAATGTGTGAGTCTCAGCCACATCATCATCCGTCATCGGTCTTGTAAGATACCATAAAGAGTCATCTTTCCATGTAATTTCTTCTAACTTCTGATTTGGTTCAAGTTTCACTGTTGTCTTTCCACCATAATTTTTTGTTGCTGACTGGCATCCAGTCAGACATGCAACCGACATGATAATCGCTGTTAATACTACTGCTATTCTTTTTTTCATTGTTACTCCTCCTAAAATTGCGTACAAAAATACCACCGGCTTTTCGACTGGTGGTAGCTACATGGATAATACTTTCATATCATTCCATAATTCCTTTAACTGTTTATCATTTATTTTATGTTTATCAAGCATTGCCTTGGCATCTGTATAGAAATTAGTCTCACCTTCTGGACACCTGCATATAAACGGCTCATCATCTCTCCACGAAATATTATATCTTTCTCCATAAAGAATAAACTCGATATCTAATCCTATCTCTATAGCTTCTGACAGCTCAGACAAGTTCTCAAATTTTGCATAATCTTTATACTCAATCATTTCAGTCACCTCTTCTCGAGAATATCTTTATTGGCAATTTCATGCCCTAATTTAAGTGGATTATCGTGCTTTGCTTCACGTTTCAAGTTACCTTTTTCATCAAGATACCAGTTATGATAATGTGGTACAATCGGATGTTCTTTTGAATTTCCGTGATCCGTCATATCTATATCTAATCTTGGCCTTCCATCATTTCCGTAATATCTACGTCTCTGCAAGGCACCATCTTTGAAATTATCAAACACACTATTCGGAGCACCTTTATACGGGATAGAATGTACTTCTCCTATTTGTTTCTTCTTCAGTGCTTGACTCTGCCATTTTACATCTATATATGCTTCACTGATAATTTTCCATTTCTCACTATCATTATATTTCATCTGGCCGAAATTAACAAGCGAACCAATATAATCTCCTAGAACTTCTTTATACCGCTTATACTGAGCCACATCCTTGGATGCATTCTCAATCATTTCCCGCGGGAACAATGCATTCTGTCGTTTGCTATTTGTTGCCACCCGACCTTTCATATCCAGGTAAATACGCTCACGTTCTTCCGTAAGCTTCATTTTCCGGCAAAATCTGGAATATTCATTTAACTGTCCTTGATACTTTGCTTTATGCAACAGAATTTCATCCGGATCAGCCTTGCCTTTCTGGAGCAGTCGAACCTTTTCTCTTTGCGCCCGCATCGCCAATTCCATCTGGCGTTGCTTTTGTTTAGCTTCATACAAGGTATATTCCTTATCCCCAAAGTTCTTCGGTTCACTCTCTTCCAGATTCTTGGCATCCAGCCATTCATCCGTCCAGTTGCGTTCTGACAGTCCGGGAAAGAAAGGATAATAGGTGTGATAACAGTTCACTCCTAGAAGTCCCGTGACCGTCCCCAGACCACATACTGAATACAGCTGTTCCTTGGACCAGACACGCCCTTGCCATACTGCATGTGTCGGTCGTGCACCTGCATGCCATTCTACCTCAAAATACTCGGTGCCAAGCTTCTGTGCGTTGTACTCAGATATCTTTCCGGTAATTTGACTGACTGCAGTCATGACCGCTCTTCTTGCAGCCACATCAACCCGGTTAGCTCTCCCGGAAGAATAATCAATCTGCCGAAGTCCGCTGTTGGTAAGTTGTGTCACAACTCTACGCAACACACTGTTATAATCAAATGCTCCGGTCACGATATCATAACACGCTGCATCAAGGTATTTAGTATACACTTGAGAAAGTGGCGTCAATACCTTCTTACCATTGCCGTAGTCCAGATAGAAGCCAAGGGAGTTGGTCACATTCTCCAAATCATCAAAACTCTGATCAATGATTGCTTCTGTAATCTGCTTGAGCTGTCCGTTCCCTTCGAATGGTATATATTCTGCATTGATCTGTTCATATACATCCTTATCTCGAATATATTCCTTTTCGATTACTTTGTCATACAGTTCAAACATCTCTGGATAAGAAGCATTGAGCGTCTTTTTGATTTCCCGTTCAATATCCTCCGAAGAATATCCCAGAATCCGCAACCGGTTGATCTGCCAGTCTGCGGTGCTGGTTATCTCACCAGCTTTCACAATCCTCCGGACAATATCCTTCATGATACGCTCTTCCAAATCCTGATACCTCGCAGCGATCTTACTTGCAAGCTTATTCTTGTAATCATCTTTCATATTACTCCATCACCTGATTTTGTTCTGGGAGATTCTTAGCAGCATCTTCTTCTGATTCTCCATACCATTTAGCACGATACTCTGCCAGACTCATGACTCCCATACTGACATCTTGTCGGTCTCTGCTCCGCTCTGTCTCTTTGTCCTCAATGATCGAATCATCAAAATCAATGGTAATTTCACATTCAGGATTCAGTGGCTCGTTTAATACCATTCCCAAACGAATGATAATCCGGATCAGTTGCTTTAATGCATCTTCTAACAGTATTTCATGCTTCTTAATCATCCGATACATGTCTGAATTTTCCGAAATGATCTCTGTTGCTGTCTTTGCTCCTGTTGCTCCGAATTGATATCGATCTGTGCCGAATCCGCATTTAAGTGAAAGGTAATTTAGATCGTCATTGATTGCTTTGCTGTGTTGATCAGCACGAAGCGACATGTCGATTTCTTTCAACAGCCCCTCTCCATTGGCATCATCTTCCGGAAGCGCATAGAACACACTATCATCCGGATCGAACGCCGGAGAGCCGTCTTCGTTCGTCAGCATTTCCGGTCTAACAAATATCCGTTTCCTGCCAAGTTCAAATTCATTACAATACGAATCATATTCTGTATCCAGCTTCTTGAGCGTATCAATCGCATTTGCGAATATAGCAACACCCATTGGATTATTCTGATCTGCATTATTCGTAATATTCAAGCGATCAATAACGAATTGTGGCTCCGCCGAACCAGTTCTTACTTCTTTTGCAAGTGTTTTGAATGGTTTTAATAATTTCCATTCCTCTTCTGTCAGTTCCGTTCCTTCCTGACTTCCAGATTCGCACCGCAATACAGTATTACTGATCACGTACTCCCCATTTTCCAAAAGATGAGATTGCAACTGGACATATTTTTTTCTTGAAATCGTATGTGGAAATGCAAAAATGCATTCCGTTACCCTTCCATTATTCCATGTTACCGGGTATATATTTGGTGCATCCACGTAATTGATACAAATTCTTCCAGAGAGAACTTCTCCATCCTCTGTAATCTCCACATCTTCCAAATATGGGATGTACGCCACTGTACCAGTAAAGGCTTTTCGCTCCTGGTAATCATTTCCCATCACAAGGAAACGGTTGTCATCCAAAACCTGCTGCACATATTCATCCGTTTGATCATCATCAAGAGTAATTGTCACCCGTTCATTCAAAAGGAGATCCGCAATATCTTCACTCAGCTTCTTCGCCATTCCCATACTCTTTCGCCTGCAGCGTTTGTATGTTCCACGTCCACTGTATACCTTGTAGAAAGAGAAGTTTCGGACATTTCCCTCATACCAGGATATCCATTCCGCTATCTTTCGGTAAAAGGATGGATCCACAGTATCAATCCCCTTCTTTTTGAAATAATTAAAGATATTCATCGTCCTCTACCTCCTTCCTGCTAATATCACATACATCTATTTCTTCCGTTTCGTCTTTCGGCAACCAGTATTTTAACCTCTTCCAGGCTCCCATAACACAATATCGGATTGCGTCCATACAATGGTCATCTTCTTTTACAGGTACTTCCTTGCCTTTTTCAATGGATTTCTTGTCATACTCATAAGTTCCAAATTCACTTACTGCATATTCCTGTTTTGGGGCTACGCTCATAATGTCAAAACATAACACTTTCTGCACACGGCTGATTCCAAGTGCCACATCATTTTCAGCATCTCTTAGCAGTACCTGGTAATCCAGGCTCACTGCCCTGGTTGCCCGCCTTACTTCCTCAGCAAGACCTTTTGCAGATGGGTCGAGGAAAATATAAAAGACTCGGTTGTCATACTGTTCATGCAAATCATTCATGAACTCAACCAAGTCTTTCGCATATTCTGACGGACTCCTCTGCTTTCCGCTTTCTCGTCCACTGTGGTAATATTCTCCAAGTCCCGGAAATTTCTTCCGGTATGCGTCAAATCCAAATGCTTCAAATGTCGTTGCGTTCTGTTGTCCGTAGTCGCCGCCGATATAAATACGATCATATCGCCTATCCGGATCCGGCTTCTGTCTGTGTCGATCACTAAACATATAATAGATCAGTTCGTCCACACCAACAGCCTGTCCGAGCCATACCCACCGATACATTTTTTCATCCACGAGCTTCATAGCTTCTGCAGATGCAATCAACGCTTGCCCCAACCAGCTGACCGGAACATCTCTGTAATCCGTGTGAATATGAATGCAGTCATCACGCTTTTCCATCTTTTTGCACCATTGGTTGATCGGTGCATTTGGATTCTTGGGCGGATTATACAGATAGATCATCTGGAAATCACTGTCATTTCCTCGAACGAATGTTGCTTCGATATTGCTCAGCTCATCTTCGCCTTCACCATCATCGAAGAACTCAGTCAGCTCATCCAACACCACCAGCTTGATTGGCTTATCCTCATCGATAATACCTTTCGTATCGTCGATGCCGTCTGATCCGGAGAAATAAATGGTCGTACCGTATTTTTTGTAAGTGATTTCCATCGGGGATTTCGTGATCGTGAATTTGTTCTTCGAAATTCCCAACCGGTTAATCCCTCTGATCATTTCCTTGTACACTGTCTTCCGGAGCTTGTTATGATGCTTGCGAAGAACTACTGCAGAACCATGCGGATCTGATACAATCTGGTAATCGGTTCGAATAGCAGCATAACTGGACTTTGTTCCGGCACGACCGGAAGTCAGGATAATGTGTTTAACTGTCCTGTTGTTGAATATCGGCAGGTACTTCGGTATCACTATGTCTGATATCTTCACCTGTTGGCGCATCGTTGACAATCACCACACCATCCTCTCCGTCATCATTGCCACTGGATTTCATTCTTTCCGTATTGGCTTTGATCTGCAGGATTCTTGCTTTCTGCTCATCTGTAGCAAGATCCCAGTTCTTATGCAGCAGATCTTCATACCGGTTAATCATGCCTTCCAGCGTCTTCTGTGCTCTGGCTTGAGCCGATAAGAAGTTTGCCTGTTTATCCCACGCCTGCTGCACTTCCCATTTTTCAGAACAAATATTTCCGGAGCTGTCAGCAATCTTTGTCGTTGTCACATCTTCCTGATCACGAACATACATAATTTTCTGTGCCCGGATAATGGCCGCATATGCAATCTGGATCTGGTCCCACAGGACATCAAGTGGGTCTTCCGGCATCTCCTGAATGATGGATAATGTCTCTTCCGGAAGATGTTTGGAAAAGAACCCGAACTTCTCAGCATGCTTATTCCCCGGCGGACCGGTTGCATTCTTGTTACCTGGTTGTCCGCCCCGTTTCCTTTTTCCGGGTACGACAGAGGGTGCACCCTCTGCTTTAGAAGGTGCACCCTGTTCTTTCTTCAACTTGGACCAGCCATACCGTTTGATCCAGCTCTTTATTGTATTCAAACTGGTGTCATATTTCTCCGATAGTTTCTTCGGAGGGACACCTGATAGGTAATCATTTTTAATCTGTTCTTTTACATCCGGCACGTCACCACCTCTCTCTTTCCTGTTTTTTTGCATTAGAAAAGCACCCCAGAGGGTGCCTAAAAATCAATATCTATGTCATTCTTTTAAATCATCACTTTACTAATCGTTTTAATTATTTTAAGTAATTGCAAGATACCCCTCTGCTATTAATCGCTGAGCCACTACCTCCATACTATCACTCTCATCAGCAACGTTAACTGCATAATTAGTTAAAATAGCGCTTAATAAAATCATCGCTTCTTTATCCGTCTTATTAATCAAACCATAAAGAACGGTTTTTTTATATTCATCTTTTAAAAGTTCTTTTTCATGTTCCCATTTCTTTCCCTCATGATGTTCTATTTCAAACGAAATATCGTTTAATTCTTGGACCAAAATACCATCTAACTTTCTTTGCCATTTTTGTATATCCGGTGCAAGCAATAAGCCAAATGGATACAAATCATTCTCTGTGTATTCCAAATACTTAAGAAATTCCATAAATTGCATAACATATTTTTCTGCATAAAGCAAATACGCTGAAACTCGTCGGCTAAGCCAAGTATCCTCATATTTTCTTATTTCATGCAATTTATTCAAAAATTCTCCCAATTTTTTTCTATCTTCTACAATAGTCATATAAATTGTCCAATCTTCTTTTGGATTGTTGCTTTTCACATTAAACAGCTCTGGATGTACAATATTTACATCTTCTATTATATTTGCTTCTTGTTCTAATTTAATTACCTTTTTTATCGCATTTATTTTATCTTTTGCCAACTCTGTATTAAGCTCTATTTTTTTCTGGTTTTTCAATCCCCAATTAGGGAAAATTGATTTTGCCACTGCCACAATCCCTCCGCTGCCAATTACAAATGTTGCAATTCCAATTATATACTCTACTTTCATATTTTCCTCCACACTAACAAAACCTATCCTCATAATATCCCATTTCTCGACATTACGCAACGAAAAAGACACCCGCATCACCAGGTGTCCTCTCTCGGTTTTATTAGGTTGTGGGGGAAACTGATCGAATGATTTAATATCTGTTCATCAATTCCAGTATAATAATAACATAGCAAAAATATAAATATTATAAATCTTTCAATATCTGAGATATCCTCGCCTGCGTATATCCCACGCATTCCGCTGCTTCTCTTTGCGTCATTCCATCCAAGAATACCATTTCAAATATATCCTTGGTCGTTCCGTCAGACATTGCTGCTATGTACTTCTCTACTTTCTCGTTCTCCCGGATCAGCTGATCTTTTCTCTTCTCCTTCTCATAGATCCGCATCTTCAATGCAGTTGCTGCCTTTGGCTCTTCCACTCTCACCTGCACATGCTCCTCGATGTAAGGGAAATCATCCGAACTCTTTGTAACCTTCCCCGATACAACCGGTACTGCATCCAGTCTTTCCTGAAGCTTGGCAATGATCCCGTCCAGATTCTCAATATCTCGCTTATTCTTCTTGTATTTATTTAACTGCTCTCTGTTCATTATACTCCCGCCTTACTCTTTCCTGAATCCCTTTAATCAGCACTTCTCCATCCATATCACTGTACGTCTCAATGCCTTTACGAAAAAACAGCTCGCATTCGATTTTAGTATGAATTGCATTCGTGTCCTTTGGATGTCGCCTTAGCCTGATCAATGCCCGCCGGTAATCATCCGCTGCCAGCTTTACAACTGCTGCTTTTAAGTTTTCATAGCACTCGACATATTCACTCATCGCCGGTCACCTCTTTTATGTCTACTCCCATCTTCCGCAAGTAATCCTCCACTGAATAGCTCTGATAAGCTGCTGGTGTATGGAATCTATCACTTGCCTTCGCATCATAACTTTCTTCCAACTCCTTATAGTGTTGCTGGCTATCCAGCTTTACCTGTCTTCTGTCTCTTCCTCTGTTCAATCATTTCTCAGCTCCTTCGTCATTTTGTTTTTATTCATCAACTTCCTGTTCAAGCCAATGTGCTTTACAATCTACACATACCTCTCTACTCGATACTAGACTACCTTCTTTTCGGCAATATGCTCTTTTATCACCTGCATAATATGGACAATTTATGTTGTAATAAATCATAGCTTCTTCGCTTGCACCACCATCATCAATGCTCACTCGGTTCAAACGTGATTCCAAACCGTCCAGCAATAGATTTATCATATATTCCCTATTTGTCATTCTGTTTTCTCCTTATACGGTTCCGGCAACGGCATCCAAGCATTCACAAATATTCCATAGCTCGAATAAGATTTTTCATCATCTCCCGGATAGAATGTACCGCCTTCATCATTTTCTTCATAGCGTCCGATCGCTGCCATTGTATAATTTTCGAATGACAACAGGACATATTCATCCGTATCCGGCAGTCTTTCACTTATCGGAATCCAGTCACTTTTTCTTTCTACCAGTTCAAAACACTGTTCTTTCCATCTAATCACATTTTCCAGACAATACGAGCCGAATCCGATGCAATCATCGTTACTGCCTATCTTTCTGCACTTAATGGCGTAATACGGTTTTTTCTTCGGTCCGGTCGCTACAATGTCAATACTCTCTACTTTTATCTTTTCCTGTGTTGGTGCTGTTGGTGCATATGTATTATCCATACTATTCTCCTTTCTCGCACGGAGTCGGTAACGACATCCATGCGATTACTTTCCCATTCGGTTCACCAAAATCCCCATGCCATCTTCCCAACTCATTCAAATATAAGATCTCAATACGGTTTTCGCCTGAATAATATACTCCCCATTGAGCAAGAACTGGTATATTTACCTCCGGCAGTCTCTCACTACATAGAATCCATTTGCCAGGGACATTTGCATCCTTAGCATCTTCCCTGTCCTCATACATCGCCAGTCTATCCACCAGCTCCTGTTTCTTATTCGGGGACCAGTACCCTCGCTTTATACCGTTCTCTCTTTTATGTGTTAATCTCTCCATGATCTATTCCTCCACATCCTTCATTTTCATCCGCGCACCTTTCTCATACTTCGTGCATTCCTCTACCTTACATCCACGACTGTGGTTCATAAGTCCGGCATAATCACAGCTATTCACTGTCGGCCGGTTGCTCCGGAACTTACAAGTCTTGCACAGGTGCCGGTCTGAATTGTCTACCGGTTCCTTTTCTTTCTTCCGGAATCTCGCTGCATGATACCCGACTGTTCCGAACGGGATACCGGTCTGATCAGCGATCTCACGATTGGTATATCCTTCCTCTACCAGTTTCCGGATCTTCTCTTTCTTATCTTCGATATTGTCCGCCGGAAGATCTATCGTTTCTTCTTCCATCCTTTCCTCCGGCTCCGTTGGGGGGGGTAATACCTTCCTGTGTTTCATGCACTGCCCGAATGATTTCTTCCGGATCTACCTGATCAGCTTCTGTCATCCCCTGCACAGCCTGTTCAAAATCCGGATTTATGACTGCCGGCACATCTACCAGGAAGTGATTCTCCGGTTGATCAAGGATATCTGACAATAGCATTGCATTCATGCTGCCGTCTTCTCCCATCCAGAGTGCTGTTACCGGTTTACCCTTTATGTAATATTCCAATGCTTCTTTTAAGTTCTTCTCTACTAACATTGCTTTCTCTCCATCTATTTTTCTTCCAAGGCCATTTCACTAAATCTTTTCAACACTTCCGGAATATTCATTCTCTCAATCGTATCTTTCGCAAGGTTCTCTTTCAACTTCTGTTCAAACGAATTTATCAGAGATTCCTCTACTTCCCTCTTCGCACTTGCAATCAGAGTTTCGACCTTCTTTCCAAGTTCCTTTTCCAGATACCGTCCCGTAAGAAGGTCGGCAGCTGATAATTTTCTATCACTGGAATAGCTTGCAATGCATCCATCTCTATCGTATCTCTTTTCTGTAAGGAACAATTCAAACCTTTCTCCTACATACTCGGACAGAGGTTTATACGTTACCTCTTCACTCCAAGTGTTCTTCTTTTCCGGAATAATAATCTTTCCAATCTTCTCCTCACACACATTCGCAACGAACTGGTCTACGGTTGCCTGTATCGTTCCTTCCGCTTCAAGAATCTTTTCTGCGATTTTATCATCAACTGCTTCCACAGCTTCTGTTGTTGCTTTTTTTAGAAGTGCATCCTTAATACCACTAACAACTTGCTCCTTGATTTCTTCATCAATTGTATATCCGTCTTCTCCATCCACCCAGTCCAATTCCACCTCAATATTAAATTTCGCCATTATAATCCTTCCTTTCTACTTTTCAATCAATCCCATATACATCTCCTGATCATAAGATCTGCCATCAAAATTATTAAAGTTATCCTTCTTCTTTGTTGGTGATGTCCTCTTTCCTTTCTTCATTCCCCGAAATTCCTTATAACCACCAGCAGTTGCCTTCTTCACGATAGCAATCTGTTCCTCCGGCTTATTACTCAAACTCAACAGATCTTCCCGCAGAGCCTGTACCTGTTCCGGAAGAATCGCTCCATAGTTATGTTCTCGAACAAGAAGATACATTTGGAAAGCCGATTCAAGTTCCGGAGACTGAAATACTGTATTATTTTTATTATTATTTACTTTACTTTTATTTGCGTATTTTTCCGTGGAATTAGATTCGTTTTTCCCGGAAAAACTATCGCATTTCCCCGGAATATCTTCAAAAAGAGTGCACTTAATAAAAGGTTCTGTATCTTCCTTTTTCAGAAGCCAGTACCTACCTACTTCCAGCTGCTCTTTGCTCTTACGCATTCTTTCTTTAATACCGAGCTGATACCGTCTCTGTATCCCGGCAGAGGTCAAGACCTTGTCCAAACTAAACAGTGTGTTATCAAACAGTGACTTATTTAGCAGGAAGTTCAAGACCTGCTTCACCTTATTTTGATCTATCCCTAATTCGTCAGAAATGATATACAAAAAGTCTTCATCCGCTTTTATGTAATATCCCTGCCTGTAGATCTCACATAATAAAAACAGGTAGATCATCACTCCGTCCGACCTGTATCTGGCCTTGACGATTCTGATCTTATTATCCTCAAAAAAATCTATATCAAATGGAAAGTAAAGAAGGCCTTTGATCTTCGGTCTGGCCATGCTGCACCTTCTTTCCTATCCCTTATATTCTTCCACGGTAACGTCCAGTCCTTCCAATGAAGAATAGACTTTCTTTGCCACTACCATAATGATCTGTGTATCATCATGGTATGCAACACCGTTCAAGGCATCTGCTACAACTTTTACGATATTATCAATATCCGGCTTCTTAAGCGGAAGTTCCTTTCCATCCAGCATAAGAGCTGTACGTTTCTTACTGGTACTCTTTGGTGGAAGAAATCTTGCCACGATCCGAAGAGTTACCGGCTTGCCCCGTTCCAGGAACATTCCATTGCATTTATTCAGGAACCGGTCCTTGATGTAATTTTCGTACAGCAGATCTGTTTCCGGAGTATAAGACATTGTATTTCCGGTATGCTTGTTTCTGACCGTCTTCGCCCTCGCTTTTCCCTGGGGCTTGCCCGGAACATGAAATGTCACAGCATTCATCCATTGCTCCTTTCTTTCCATGGGATAGCAATAAATAATCATCTATCCCATGGAATACTGCATAATCAATAAGTTACATTCGTGATACAATCCAAAAGGAAGTACAAACCTTAAGCAATGACTGTGATCTTATGTTTCTCTAATTCTTCACTCAGTTCAAACTCCAGATATTCCTTGATCTTTTTCATAACTGCATTCTTCCATAAACCACCATCAGCTTCTACCAGTTTAAATGCCGGTCCCCGGTCTCCGTCCTTAATACGGAATACATAAGAACTCTCCGGCTGTTCGATTTCTGCAAATGTACGGTATGGTCTTAACTTAACCGGATTCGGTACGATCACATCCGCCAGCTCTACACCCGTTTTAATCGTTGTCTTCTGCGATACGCCATCATCCGAATAATTAGCAGTTGTTCCGGATTTAATATTACCGGCAACCTGCATGATCGTAATGAGATCATCTGTCTCTACAAAGTTTGCCTGCAGCTCGATCAGAAAACGTTCCTGATCATAATAGCTGTCAAACGAGAACTCATTTACAATCGCCCTGGCATCGATCAGAGTCTCTCTGTTTCTTTCATCAATCAGCCCGGAATACAACAGAACCTTTGTCGGACTTACCACATGGATAATAGAAGATTCCCTTAACTCTTCCGGTTTTCCTTTGATATAATCCACCAGTGCTGTCAGCGTATTCACCTCAATATCTGACGCCATTGGGAATCTGTGATATCTGGTAAGACCATTGTCAGTGCAATAGGTTCTTCCTTCAATCTCTACCAGCTTTGGTTCCATGCTCTTTTCTTTCAAACCTGTAATATACTGTAATGCTTCTTTTAATCCTTCCATCATCTTACTTTTCCTCCTTACGCTTCTCTTCTTCTAAGATCTACAACTTTACTTCCAGCAGTGCCTACAATTTCACCTGTATCTGTATCCACTGCCTTGCCTTCAACTTCCACTACGTTCTCAGGAACAACTCCCGGCACATCATTTACCGACATCTGCCCCGGGATCTGGTTACCCATTTCAATTGCTTCTACCTCGCCGGTCTGCAGGTTCTTGCCCATACTGAAAGCAGTAACAGCTCCGAGTGCCGGTGCAAGTGTCGTCTTTGTCTGTACACCGGTAGCAACAAAGTTACGCTCTGCATTTGGTTTAAATGCAATTGTGACTGTAATCTTTCTTGTAGCACCGGCATCCGTGTTAGGATTCTGGATGTTCTCTGTCACCTCTTCAATGGCTCTGTTCACCTGTGCAGAAAATGCTCCATTTGCGAGCTTTTCTAAATCTACATGTTTCATTGCTTATGTACCTCCTGTGTTATTTATTGAAAAACTCCGCTTCAATATCGGATGCTTCTCTCTGATCTGATTCTTTCTCAGGATCCGGTGCTTTCGTTTCTGGCTGCACCTCTTTAATCTCCTGTTCTGCTACAACATTATCGTTGTCCAATTCTTCTGCAGCATTTTCTACATAGTCTGCAGATCCGTCTTCCTGAATAACTGCCATGTCTTTATCAATTGCCTTCTGCAGATCGATACTCATGGTTCCCCATTTACTGATCAACTGACGAAGCATTGTTTTGTGCGCCATACCATCAAAATCTTTGAACCAGAATGAAGAATATTTCCATAAATCTTTTTCTGGAATTTTCCCCTGTTCTAACAGTTCCAACGATTTTGCTCCACCATTCTTATAGAAAGCAAACGAATATTTTTCTGCATGTGCCAACATTTTCTGTTTCGACCAATAAATACTATGTCTATATCCATTCACTTCCTCGAACATTGCATAATATCCGATTGTCGGAGTGTTTTCTCTTTCATAGTCATCTTCGATCAGATTTACTTCCAGTTCTTCTTCCAGCGGATTATAAGAAATCAATTCTCCTTCTTTTATAGAAATAACATTGATCTTTTTGTATACCCCACTTCTCTTTGCCAACTGAATATATCCCTTATATCCGAGCTGAAACTGTGCTTCTTTGCATCCCTTTTTCTTATTGTCAAAAGGCACCATATAAAACTGTCCAAGCTGTGGCGACGGCGAAAGATTCAAGGCCTCTCCCAATAATGCTGCCGATAAAATACTTGGATTCGTACACTCCTGCAACGCCGGAGTTGTCTGGACTGCAGATACAATACTGGAAATGAATCTTGTTCCATTCTTCCCACCTACAATACTATTAATCTGCTTCTTAACAGCATCCTGCGTAAGATATGCTGCCAGTCCTGTTTTTGTCTGTCTGTTCACCAAACTGTTATTTACTGCCATGCTTTATTCCACCTTCCCAAATTTTAAATTGTTCTGTTTCATGTAATCACGTAATGCCAGGATCTGTTCTTTAGTTCCCCATACACGGAAATCTATTCTCATGACCGGTTCTGAAACAACTCTTGTATAGTCATTCTCCTCGGCTTTTTTAGGCGCATCATGAGTATCCGCAGCTTCTTCCGGATTCTCTGACTCTTTTCCTGTAGCAGCTTCCTCTGCTTTTCTTCTCTCTTCCTCAGCTTTCTGTCTGGCAAGCGCTTCTTCCTTTCTCTTCTGAATGTCAGCCAGCTCCTGTCCTTTCTTGATTGCCTGCGTAAGATCCAGTGTCTTCTTATAGACTTCCATTGCTTCGAAGCTGAATTCTGGCAATCTGCTGATTGTTCCAACTTCCTCTCCGATTCTATACATCGTTTCTTTCATCTGGTTTTCTACTTTCGACAGCGTTACTGATGCATTCAGCCACTTCTCATCCCAGATCATTTCAAGTGTCACAAACTTCTGGAAGCCGATAGATTCAAATAGTTCCTGGACTGCCTTCCGCTTTTCCTCTCTCTTGATCTGCTCGACTTCTTTAATCTGAACATCAATTGCATTAATCTGTTCATCAACCAGCGCAAGAACTTCTTTTACTTCTTTTTCAAATCTATTGCATGGCTCCATGCACAGCTTTTTAACACGTTTCCGCTCATCATCAATTGCCCCGCGAAGCTTATTTAAGTTTGCCCTGTCTTTCTTTCCCTCAGAAATAGTCTCTTCTGTAAAGACCAATCCGTTGTACTCTTTCATCTTCTCGGCAATTGCTGCCTTCAATTCCTCATTGTTCCACTTGATTTCCGGCACAAATCCATTCTCCTGTGGACTGAAGATTTTTAACTCTAACATAAAATACCTCCTATATTTCCGGGAGAATCAGTGGAGGCTTTCTCCCACTCTCCACATATCTCCAAAATTTTTCTTCTTCCTGCTGCAGCATTGTAAGATCATCTTCCACATCACTTCTTTCAATGAAGTAATGTTTGACTGTTGTACGCTTTTCGTTACCCCAGTCGGTATTCAAATGTGCTCTCAGAACTACGAACTGCCAACCGGTTACCAAAAGATAATGCAATACCTGTATGTAATAATTATCCGGAATCCGGTCCTTCCACTTTTCGTACTGCATGGACTGCAGAATATTTGTAGTTTTAATCTCCAATATTCCCTTGCGACCCTCCCGATCGGTCAGCTCGCCATCAAGAGACGCCTGCATGAATGAATGGTCCTTACTCTGCAGAATCCGGAATTCATGATGATCAACCTTATATTCCGGATAATCCAATTTAAACAGTTCCCGGATATATTCCTCTGCCTTTTTTCCATAGATCACGCACGGCTTGTCCGAAATATCTTTCGGTATCACCCTGCCAATCTTTTCTTCAAACAGATCAATATTGCTTTTATACGGATTCATTCCAACCACAGCACTGGCATCACTGCCGCCGATCCCATTCATTCTGCCTTTTAACCACTGCTGTTCATTTTCGAAATCATAAGCCTTAAAAATATCATTCATATCTGATACCCTGTTTCTGTACAAAGCTGCAATGCTCTATTTCGGTGTTCGCTCTGGTTCTTCAACTGCAGTTTCTTTTTACTTTTCTTTTCCTCCTGGCAGTCACATGGTTCTCCAGGATCTAAATTTGCGCCGCATAACGGGCATTCGTTGTAATACATTCTCTATTCCTCCGCCCAAAGGCTACCGCCGCACCAACAGTAATCCCCTGAAAAACTATATTTTTCCAAAACCACTTTGCTTGGATCCATGTTGCAAATATGATCACCATCTCCTACTGGCAGACAGTTCACACAACTCTCACAACATCGGTTATCCGGTTTCGCCTTCTTCTTTCTTCTACTCATTTACCATTTTCTCCTCTTCCAGCTCAGGGAAGTCTTTTAACATCTTCTCCATCCACTGCTCTGAATCCCGATCACCAAAACCGATCATATTCTCACCGAGAGAAATTGCAAAGATTACATCTCCAGCAATGATATTACCGTGATCCTGATAACCATAGAAATGCGATGCCACTGTATTGATCGGAAGTCGCTTAAGTAATCCTTCTTCGTCCACCAACATTAAAGCCGGCGCTTTAAAATACTCATGCATAATTCCTGTATGTACGGCTTCAACATATCCGCCGACTTCTTCTCTCAAGCTTTCATAGTCAAAATCTAGATCGATGATCGATATCTTATTATCCGTTGTAATTTTCAGTGTCTTCATCTTTTCTCCTCTGCCTGTTTAATGGCTTCTTTTGTAATGCTTACCAGAACTTCTTTTGCTAGTTCTTCTGGCATATGTCCACGAAGTGATCTATACATTGCCGCCGTAACGCCTCTATATTCCTTCAATAACACTGCTCCGGATCCGAGCAATTCCACCTGGCATCCTGTTATTCCGCTGCAAACGGACTGCGATGTTGCTTTAATCATTTGACTAATTTCCTTTCTTCTCATATAATATAGTTGACTAATTTTCTGAGCGCCCAAAGCTTGCCGGCTTATACGGGTGCTCTTCTTATTTCCACGTCAGATCAAAGATCTGTCTTAACTGATCCGGCGTATAGATTTTTGCTGATGGCACCGTCACGCAGCTGATCAGGTAGTTTCTCCGCACTTCTACGGTATTCGAACCCTTACTGATCGCATTTAAATGCTCCTGGATTCTTTCCAGTTCTTCTCGGAACTCATGATCATCCATCAGTCTTGGTATCTCTTGCAATGTCCTCACCCCTTTCACTTTGCAAACAACCAGATAAATAACACTGCATCGAATGCAAGCCCGATTGCTCCGCCAATCAGCAGTTCAAACACCACTTCCCGGACGATTCTCTGCCATTTTGCTCTTGGTCCTCTTCTTTTCATGCTTGTCCTCCCTTCTACCGCCTAAGCGGTTTTCTCTTTCTGGTATCCCAGATATCCAACAGCTACACGATTCAGCTCATTCACGATTTTTTCTCGTTCCTCTGCAGATAATGTAGCCATGTCTCTCTCTACCCCATCGATGATCACGATGTTTATATGTTTCAAACTGCATCACCTCTTTATAGGTTATGTATTATGGTTTGTACTTGTTGCGGTTCTCTTTTGTCTTTTTTGCATTAAATCAATAAATTCTTGCAATTGGTCTCGATTCAATGTAACAAGTTCTTTCATAAGTTTTAATAAATATGGCTTTGCTTTCAATTCATTCATTATTTCACTTCTTGATTTAAAGATCTCTGACTCTCTTTGCCCTCCTAAACGGATGTCGAACCATCGCCAATATGCCGCCGTTTGTCCATCAATGATATTTAATTCATGGCTAAACAAATATTCAATCCCTGTATTAAACAATCTAGCTAAACCAAATGCTTCATTGCAAAGGATCTCTTCTCTCCCAGTTAATTTACTCCACACTTTCGAATCATCTTCTTTACGATATCTTCCTAACCCCATATGTTCAGCAATCGTACAGATAGAACAAGTTGACTCCTTTACCTCTGCCATAAGATTTGGATACTTGTAAGCGCTAAGCATTTCATTCGTTAACTCTGATAATCTCATTGGCTATTCTCCTATGCTAAAAATTTGTTGATAAAATACTGCTGACCTTTGCCTGTCACTTTGGTTGTCTTATTGATTCTGACTGAACCATCTGGATTATTCACTGTACTTTCCTTAACTTCAAATAATCCAAGCTCCATTGCTTTCTGAGTTGGCATATTCCAATCAGCACCTTTTCTTTTAATTAAGTAGCTATTCTCTCTAAGCCATTCAAAGAGTCTCTTCTGCCCTGTCTCAACACCGTTCTGTTTCAGGAGCTTCGCAAGGTCTCCGATCAAAATGGATGTATGGCTCGTAGATACCGCATCTGCAAATATTTCCTTAGGTTTCATTCGCTCGATTTCATTACTCTGCTGTTCAATAGTTTTCTGTGCCTCCAGTACCGCCATTGCCAATAGCTCTTTCCCTTCTGGCTTTGACATCTGATAAGAACCTGTCTTTCTAATTGCTGGAAGCACTTCGCTTGTTACCCAGTGCTTAAATCTCTTGGCTGACTCTAACTTACTTCCAAAGATTAATGCATATAAGCCAGATTCGTTGATTACGGTCACATCTCTCTTTTGACCTGCACTGTCAATTTGGCAGACCAGCTTGTCTTCGTCCATAATATGCTTTTTCAGCGCCCCGAATGTGTCTACATAGCCAAGAGCTGTCGCAACATCTTTTCCTACAAAATATGTTTCATTATTAAGTTGTACTGTTCGGATATCACCGAACTCTTCTGAATTAAAAATTTTTATTTCGTTCATTACATCCTCCTTTTTAAATTCTCATTTATGCGACATATTGACTAAAAAAAATATCATTAACTTCTTCTTTTGAAAGTTTAAGTTCCTCAGATATTCTGTCAGCCTCTCTGATTGTTATAGGGTCGCCGTTCTCACTTATTTTCCTGTATAATGTAGCTTTATCAATACCTATTCTATCTGCCAGAATAGAAACATTTAAGCCACATTCAACAATCTTTCCTTTTAATTTATTTACATTGACCAATTCTTTCTCACCTCTTTTCAGTCTCATATCTGCGATTACCATTAGTCTATCAGTGATTATTTATCTTGTCAATATTAATTTTCTCATTTTTGAGATTTTTTTGTATTTCACGCCTCTTTTAGTTGCAAATTTGCGAATTTTGTGATACTATACATTTTAAGGAGGTAACATACATGAATACTGGAGATAGAATAAAACAAAGACGTATAGAGTTAGGCTTTACTGCAGATGAACTAGCTAACCGTATTGGAAAATCACGAGCTACTATTTATCGCTATGAAAACGGCGATATTGAAAATATGCCTACGACAATTCTAGAACCACTTGCGAAAGCACTTAATACTACACCAGCAGATTTAATGGGATGGGGCTTGAGCGATGATGATATCGCAAACGCTTTTATTAATGATGATTTAGAAGATATAATTGATAATATAAGAGACTTTTCTCCTTCCGAAAAAGCACATTTTAAAAACTATTTACATTTATTAGAAATAAACAGGAAAAAAGTAGACGATTATACTGATCAGCTATTATCTATTCAACGAATGGAAGAAGAACTCATGCCAAACGCAGCACACGAAAGCAGAAAACCATACACTGCGAAAGAACGGCAAGCCGATGAAGATATGCTCGACTAAGTCCATTTTATTGGACAACTAAGCATTTATAATATCACTGGAGGTGTTGACTATGAAATACAATGCTTTACTAAATGAAGCCAATGCCGAAGGTATCTCCATCAAAGAACGTCCTTTTAAAACTTATGATGGACGACTAAAAGGTAAAGACATTTATTTGCGAAAAGATATGAATACAACCGAGAAATCCTGTGTACTTGCGGAAGAACTCGGACACTATTACACCACTGTCGGAGATATTCTCGACATGAATGTTCCCGAAAACCGTAAGCAAGAACGTCAGGCGCGGCTCTGGGGTTATAACCGTGTAATCGGACTATTCGGTCTGATCAGAGCCTATGAACATGGCTGTAAAGATAAATATGAAATTGCAGAATATCTGGATGTTACGGAAGAATATCTAGAAGACTGCATTGACTGTTACCGGGATAAATACGGGGAATACAAAACTGTAGATAACTACACGATTTATTTTATTCCAAACCTGATGATATTCAAGAAAATATAATAATGATTCATCCAGTATCTCTAACCATAAATAATACACTGCCCTCTTGATACGATAGTATTTGTATGGCGGAGATATTTGATTGAATATACGTAAGAAAGAACGAAAGGAATGAAGAAAAATGGGATTTTTTGACAAATTAAAAGCAGGATGGGACAATGTATCCAGAAGCACAGATTTAATGCAAAAAATTCAAAAAGGTGAAACGACCTCTCTCTCTGATGATGATCGAAAATTCTTTGAAGAATACAATAAGAAAACACCAGAGGCTTATTTAGAAGAATGGGAAGAGCAACAAGCTCAAAAAGCTGAGAAAGAAAAAGAACGAGCTCTGCAAAAAGCTGAGAATGACCGCATTAAGGCTTTGAAAAAAGCTGAAACTCAGTATGACATAGGCGGTCTTAAATTCAGAAAATCTGGAAATGGGCTATATTACTTCGGAAAAGCATTTCAAGAAGGCGCTGGAAAATTTAAGTTAGTTGATTTTATCTGGGATGGTCCTCAATATAATCTAATCAGTAAGACAACAGGGAAAAACAAGACTCACGGTCGAGCAGGAAGCGCATTAGTTGGCGCTGCTGTTGCAGGCCCTGTAGGTGCAATGGTTGGCGCATCTCTTGGGAAGAAAACAAAGGTAAACACAACAACTACTACCAAGCAACAGGAATTAGACACTGTAGCCTTTCTTGTATTTGAGTCCGCCGAAACAGGTACAAAAATTCAAAAAGAAATTAAATGCAACACTAATATTGCGAATGAAGTGCGCAGACTTTCTTTTAACTAAAAATTTCCTAAAATATTAAAACTTGGAAGGAATGATATTATGAAAAAGAATGGATGTTTAACTTGGATAATTGGCTTCTTTGTTGTCTGCTTATTGATTGGATTATATTCTTTAGCTTGGATTCCGGCAATCGGATTTATTATCTACTATCTTATTAAAAAAGATTATTCTGGAACAAGAAAGAGAAATTTTATAATAAGTATTATTATATTCATCACCTCACTCTTACTGTTTATCTGGGGTACAAATTCTTCAAGCCTTACAGATATTCAGGCAGATTGGGGAAAAACAACTTTCGATGTTTCAGAAACTGTTGAGGTAAAAATCACTCCAACGCCTTCCGATGCTAAAATCGAGAAGCTGACTCTGTCCGATAATGATATTGCAAAATTGAAATATAAGGACGGCAAAGCTATTGTATCTTTCAAAAAGGTCGGTACTGCTACCGTAACATTCACTGCTAACGATTCTATTGATAGCAATGCTGCTACTATTACTGTCAAAGATAAAAAGGCTGAGGAAGCTGCTAAAAAAGCAAAAGAAGAACAAAAGCGTTTAGCTGAAGAAAAGGCCAAAAAAGAAGCTGAGGAAAAAGCCGCTCAAGAAGCTGCCGCTGCTAAGGCAAAAGCTGAAGCCGAGGCTGCCGCTCAAGCTCAGGCACAAGCCGAAGCTCAACAACAAGCTCAGGCCGCTGCTCAAGCGCAAGCACAGCAACAACAGGCACAAGCACAGCAACAAGCAGGCGGAACGGTATATTGGGTTCCTAACGGACAGGTATATCATTCAACTCCGGATTGTCCAAGCTTGGGACGTTCCTCTACTATATATAGCGGAACGATAGCTCAAAGTGGAAAATCAAGACCATGTAAAAACTGCTATTAAATAAAAATTCCCCGGTGTCTATCAAACACCAGGGAAAATCCCGAGTAATATATACGGCGAAGGATTCGCATTGCAATTTACTGAAGTAATTGCCATTTTGCCAACATGGGCAAAATCGTATAATCATCAAAAAAATAAGAAACGCCCCTGCTGGTAGTACCTGCGATATTAGATACGCCACTCAGTTTGTAAAACAAACAAACGCTCCCACATAGTAGGAGCGTTAAAACAACAGCTCTAATAGAATATCACAAAACAGCTTTGATTACAAACAAAATTGTATTTTTTATGTATTTTCTTTCAAAAAGTATTGATTTTTAACTGCGATGGGCATATATTTACATTGTAACGAAAGTTATATGTACAAGTATTTAACGCTAAACGCGAGGTACAGTTAAGTATATCCCTAGCAGTAATCCTCCCACTATAAGGGAAGTGATGAGCCTAGGGATATTTTTTCTTTTTAGGAGGTATAACATATGATAAGAACTGCCATACTTGTTGATGGCGCATTTTACAGAAAGCGCGCATATCATTTATACGGTGATAAATCTCCTGCTGAACGAGCCGATGAATTAGAATGGTATTGTAAACGACACATCCGCGAAGAGCATAACGAGAAATGTTCTTTATATCGAATTTTTTATTACGATTGTCCTCCAATGGATAAAAAAGTGTACCATCCATTTCTCAAACGACAGATCGACTTTGGAAAGACACCAGATTATAAATGGGCTACTGAATTCTTTAAAGAATTGACTCACAAAAGAAAATTTGCTCTTCGAATGGGACGCTTAGCTGAAGAACAAGCAGCATTCAACATACGCCCAAATATAACAAAAAAATTATGCAACGGTTCCCTGAATTTTGACCAACTCACTGAAAAAGATTTTGCTATTGATGTAAAACAAAAAGGTGTTGACATGCGTATTGGTGTCGACATTTCTTCATTGGCATTTAAAAAGCAAGTCGACAGAATTATCTTAATCGCCGGGGACAGTGATTTTGTTCCAGCATCTAAACAAGCGCGACGTGAAGGAATAGATTTCATACTAGATCCTATGCGCGCACCTATAAAAGATGACTTATTCGAACATATTGATGGAATGCGCACAAAAGCTCCAAAGCTTTCAAACGCTACAAGTACAAAATAAAAAACCGCTCCTGCGCCAACAAGAACGGTTTCCCCATAATCAATATGAGGACGTATATAACGTATATATCCGAAGAGATACATACAATACTCACAAAAATATTGTATCATCTTCGGGCAGCTATCGCAAGCAGAACACACGTTCCGTGCTAGCTGTTATTTTTATACCCATTTTTGTGCGACATCGCACATATAATTACAGGAAGGTGATACAATGAGCGTAAAATATGCATACGGCTACATCCGGGTATCCACTCATGATCAGGAAGAAATCTCTCCGGACTCCCAGGAGCACCTCCTCCGGGACTATGCAGCCAAGAACAATATTGTAATCCTGAAGATCTTCACGGACCTAGGTATCTCCGGAAGGAAAGCCAATAAGCGTCCCGGCTTCCAGGAGATGATCGGACTGGCCAAGGGTGATGATCATCCGGTTGATCAGATCCTGGTATGGAAGTTTTCCAGGTTCGCCAGGAATCAGGAAGAATCTATCGTTTATAAATCTCTATTAAAAAAGCAGCACAATGTAGATGTCGTGAGTGTATCTGAACCACTCTCCGATGATCCTTTCGGTTCACTGATCGAGCGTATCATCGAGTGGATGGACGAATACTACTCTATCCGGTTATCTGGCGAAGTGTATCGAGGTATGAAAGAAAATGCACTCCGCGGAGCATACCAGGCACGTCCGCCGCTTGGCTACAAGGTTGTGGAGCATGGCAAGCCGCCGGTGATTGTTCCGGAAGAAGCAAAGATTGTTCGGACTATATTCGAAAAATACACAAATGAAGGTATGAGCTTCTTCGACATTGCCAGATACCTAAATTCTTTAGGACTCAAGACTTCGCACGGAAAGCCATTTGAGCGAAGATCTGTCGAATACATCGTCCAGAATCCTTCCTATTGTGGCATGATCCGGTGGAATCGGACAGAGAACAGCACCAATCGTATCAAGGATAAGGACGAATGGATTGTTACAGAAGGGCAACAGCCGGCTATCATATCAAAAGAACTCTTTGAATCCGCGCAGAAACGATTTAAAGCCACCTACAAGCCGGTTGGCAAGCGTCCCTCTTCCACTTATAAGCACTGGCTTTCCGGACTGCTAAAATGCCCAGATTGCGGACGCACCTTAACCTCAACCACTATGAAACGAGTCAATGGGGAAAAATATTCTTACTTCTCCTGCTACGGATATAGCAAAGGAAAATGCAAAAAACCGAACGGCATCAGCTCACTGGTCCTTGAAAAGGAAGTCCTGACCAGTATCAAAGAAGTATTGGATACCAAAGATATTGTCTATGAATTGCGTGAATATCAACCCACAGAGCAGTTTGATGAGCGCAAGGCTATAACGGAACAATTGGAAAGTTTAACCGGCAAAGAGGAACGAATAAAAGCCTCCTACCGGGAAGGGATTGATACACTGGAAGAATATAAAGCGAATAAAGCTATCATTCAGAAAGAACGGGAATCCTTAGAACAACAATTAAAGGAATTGAAAAAGGCAGCGTATAAATCTGATCAGGATCCAGCGGATGCCATGCTGCAAAAGGTCCGGAGTGTGTACGATATTCTCATCTCCAACAATTATACATACATTCAAAAGAACGAAGCTCTGAAGCAGATCATTGACAAAATTATCTACGATCGCAAGAACGATTCTCTTAAAATCTACTTTTTCTTATACAGGTAAAATGCCCGCAAGCCCAGTAAAATCAAGGGTTTGCGTGTACTTTATAGGTTATAACAATTTGGTTGACCCAATGGGGATCCAAATCCTTAGGCGACCAGGGCTATTCCCCTATCGAAATTCTCCGTTACTACTACGGTGACGACATGTACATTAACACCGCCGAAGCCATCTCCGGCATCCCATCCTCCTGGCCTGGCTATACTCTGGAAATTGGTTCTTCCGGCAATAAAGTTTTGCAGATGCAGGAACAATTAAATGTCATAGCAAGTGCTTATCCTGCTATTCCGAAAATTACTGCTGACGGGATTTACGGACCTGCAACTGCAGAATCAGTCCGTACATTCCAGAAAGTATTCGGACTGCCACAGACCGGAACAGTCGATTATACTACATGGTATAAAATTTCCGAAATTTACGTAGGCGTATCACGAATTGCTGAACTGTATGGATAATAATCGAATCGTTCTAATGATAAACGGCTTAATCAACCCTGAAAAGAAAGGATGGTAACATGAAAGCAAAAGATTGGAAAAAATGGGCTAAATGTGCCGGTATCAGGGCAATAAAGACTGTCGCGCAGACCGCCATAGCAACAATTGGAACCGTAACTGTACTTGGGCAGATAGACACGAAATTAGTAATTTCCACATCCATGCTGGCCGGAATATTATCACTGCTAACCAGTATTACCGGTTTGCCGGAATGTAATTCCGAAAACAAATAATGCTCTCTTTTGTATACTTTGGTATCAAAAGTCCCCCTTAAGTAGACTTTGGTATGCTACCCTCATATAGGACAATGAAATATAAAAGTCCTATATGGGGGTATTTTCATGTTCAGAAAGAGTAAGATAGAACCAGTAGAAAAAGTAAAAATAGTCGAACGCTACCTTGCAGGAGAAATTGGCATACAG